AGGGTTTCACTTCCTTGGGTGGATTGCAGTCTCCAAAGCCATAGAGCTGTATTACCCTTAATGTTCCAAGGTCTATTTCAATTGTGAAATATGGTATTTGCGGTTCCTCAATTTTTCTTACAAATGCTATTATGCGCTGTCCCTCGATGTGGTTCTCGTAATATTGACTTCCGCCCACGCAATGATTTAATGATGTTCCCTCGATTACAAAATCTTTTTTGCATTTTGGATATGTGATCATATATTCGCCTTTTCTGTATTCGCCTATTTCTCTGTACAGTCTTTCTGTTACCGCCTCAAATTTCCACTTTCCCTGTTCCTCTTTTATTTCTTTTGTTATTTCATTGTTGCGGGCAACGATTAAGGCATGCGCATAATTAAGGTTATCCGGGTATCTTACGGACTTTCTTTTCAGATCAACTCCCAAAGCCTTGCTTATAGATATATAATCTTTGTACCATATAACTATTTTGTAAATATCACTGCAATTTGACTTTTCCTTTTGTTTTGAAATGTAATTTATAAATTTTTCAATTGACATGGTATTCAATACCTTCTCAATATCCGGCAGCTGCCACGATTTAAAGTTTAAGCCGCGGAATTTGGCAAAGCTTTCATCAGATATAGGGGTTTTATGCGTCCTTATGATCTCGTGTTCTTCTCTCTTCACGTCATATTTTTTATATAGAGGTAAGTACTGTTTGTTTATGCCCAGTATTCCGGAGAAGCCCATTCCGCTTTCAACTATACTTTCAAGCCTGTAGCAAGAAGCAAGTTGTCTCAGTCTCATTTTAAGCAGGTACTCAGCAGCCGGAATGTTTTTAAGGTTGTCTAATAGCTTTGCAAAGTTGAGCTGTCCAACATCGTTTAATTCTTTTTGAAGATTTATATTGTAGTACTTTTCTCCGAAAACCTCATTCAGATTATTTGTATATATAAATGTCTCCTCATAATTGACATCTCCGTTTTGTTTTCTGTACCAGTCCCACCCGTAATACATTACATTCTGAAACTTATATCCGTATATAGTTGGACCATTCTTTGTAGTGAGGTATAAATTCCTGTAATAGTCTTCAAATATGTACTGCGCCTTGTTATCAACAAAAAATCTTTTTACATATGCCCACCTCAGTATCAGCTGATTATTATACTTTCCGGCTATTAGTATCTTTGCACGACTCTCATGCATTGCATTGGTCCATATACCTTTGTACTGACCTTCAAACCCGCATTTCGGGCAAGCACCACTTTTGCCGGGCTTTGATTTTTCCTTGTTTTCGTGATACTTATTCCCGCAGTGGCCGCATGTAACCTCTCTTTCATTCTTGTTGATTTTACTCACAAATAAAATTGTTGTTTTGAATACATTCTTTTCGCAATACTCCTGTAAGTCCTTTGGATGCTCAGAAAACATATTGAAATGCTCTTTCATAAGTCTGTTTTTTGCATCTACGAATTTTTGATACTTCTCGGAATTTATCTCCCGTACGAATTCGCACATATAGTCCATTACGCTGTGCCTCCACGGTGTACTGTCAAGGAATAGTTGAACTGTCTCTCTATCTTCTTCTGTATCTGATACACTTCCCTTATGCAGTATATTTTCCGGTTGTTTTTTGGTCCATTCTTTTACAGGCCAGCTCATAACTGTAAGAAATGTCTTTCCGTCCGAAAAGAAACGAAGCGCAATATTCCTACTCTTAACATCAAATATATCTATTACGATTATCCGGCCTGACTTATCTAAATTATGAATTGTAACATGTGATGAATAATAACAGCCTTTTTCTTTTGTTTCAGGTGCCGCAGGCAGCGGAATTTGCTCTAATTCCTTTTTTACAAGCATTATTTTCCCTCCTCAAACATCGATTCAAATAGGGATATCTGCAGTACTTCCTTTTTCTGTTTCTTTTGTGGTTTAGCTTTGCTTTCAGCTTTTTTATTTGTTTGCTGCTCCATCGGTGCCGGCGCTTCTTTTATTTCCTCATCATCTTCAATATCTTCATCCTCATCAGATTCTTTTGCCTTTTTCTGTGCCTTTGGCTTAGGCTTCTTTACTTCCCTTGCCAGTTCTTCCTCTGAGGGCGCCTCACCGTTTATGGTTATTTCCATATTGAATTTTATATCTGAGTTGGGGAAGTAATGCCTTACCGCTCCACGGTATACGTCTATATCTGATATACTGTTTCCTGTGCCTTTCATAATTTCATAGCAGCAGTCAGATAGTGATCTTTTAGTTTTATATACTATCTCCGCAAATCTTTCATTTTCTTTGCAGAAGTGTGTCAGCGTGGATGCAACGAAGGTTGATACTGCTTTTTCTTTTTGACCGCCTGAAAACTTTTCAAGCTCCTGTTGTATTTTTTCTGCCGCCAATTCTGAGTATGGCCGCATTGGTATAATGTTGTTTTCAATTTCGCTCATATTGACCTCCCTGAATTATATTCAAATCCTAAAAGCCACTTTTTACAGTCTTTTAGCTTTCTATGTTTTTTCGTTATAACATCTCCAAAAGGATTGTATATGCCTATATAGAATTTTCCGAACTTATGATAGAACAATCCCTCCGGTTCCTTCTTTTCAATTATTTCTAATGCTTCTTTTCCGCTTACTTTGCGTACTTTCACTTAAAACATCAGCTCCTTTGTATTTTTCTTTCAGTTCCTCAAATGTGGCATAGCCTCTGTAGAACAATAGTGCTTCCGGCCATGTTACCTTCAGCTGCTCTTTTGCTTTTCTGTTTAATATAATCACTATTCTCTTGTACGTATGACCTCCTTAGTCGCTGTTGTTAATCATTCGCATTTTTACCGTTACTGAAATTCCTGTTATGTCGTTTACCGATATTGCAGAATCTACGTAACTGAATTTCTTATACTTGCGCTCAAAGTAACTTTGCCGATCTATATCTTTTATGAATTTATTTATTGTCCTCTTTGTATACTCATTGAATTTTGTTTTTATAACGGGCTGTTTTAAGTTCCTGGACTGCTTGACTCTTTTTTTACCTTTCGGATCCTTGATGATATATCTCGTGATTCCCTCAAGTCCGTTTTCATCCTCTTCCAGTCTCATTGCATTCGCATACCCAAGCCCCCATATTTTTTCCGCATCATCCCTATTCATTTTGTTTATTATGATATGATGATGTATTCTTATCTTTTTCCCTTCCTCTTCCTCCCGGTACTCTATAACTGCTATGTATTTTAGCTCCGGCAGGTTATTTTTTTGCCGGTACCTTTTTATTCTTCTTATGTAATTATCTATGTCCTTTCCCGCCCGCTCTTCTGTTTTTGGTCTGTTCCTTTCTTTATATGACAGAGTGAGCATCAAATCTCCTTCATCGAAATTACTATGTATCAATCTGATAATTTGCTTCTTGGCATTTTTATCATTGAGATTTTTTTGCTTTGCAGAGGAAGGTTTTATTTTTTTGCCCCTTCTGTTCTTGGTCCCTATAAATACGGGGTACATTTCCACCTCTAAATATTTACCGCTTCGGATCGTCTTGGTCTTGTATATCATTTTTTGATACATGCTTCCTCCTGAATATAAATGTATATCTGATATAATATAAATTTATATTATTTATCTATGTGCATATTTATAAATACTATAGAAATATGTGTTATGGTTCTTAAAATAATACCCATTACAAGCCCTGAATGCGCCCATTCGGCGCGGTTTTCTTATTGACTTACAGCTTGTACTATGATACAATTAATTAAATGTTTAGCAGCTTAACTGCTGCGAGAAAATTATTGAGTTTGTCCTGTTTTCGTTGGCGCGGTGGCAGGACATTTTTATTTTGTTCTTTTGAATATATTCTCATAATTTCCTCGCGCCACTCTTCATCTGCTTATGAAGAAAATCCCACCACCTGACTTTCACCTAAAGTTCTAATCTCCATTTTATAATTTGCTGCCTTTCCTGCTGCCGTTAGCTCAGACGGGTATATCTTGAATGTCTTTGTTTTAGCGTTGTAATATCCGATGTAGTATGCCAGGATCTCACCGGTTGCCGCATCCTCCACGGCTATATCATATGCGTTATACTTAATTCTATAGTTTGGTCCTTTGTTCAAATAAACCATGTTACCCTCCTATTTATTTTTCTTGCTTAATCAGGTTGCCTAAATTCAGCCTGCCATCAAATCTCATGCTTATGGCACACAATGCAACCTTGAAGTTCTCTTCATCTAATACATTAATTAGGCTTTGCGGTGATACTTCCGCTTTGTATGAGCCGTTGAAAAGATTGCCGGCGAGCTTAACCATGATTTTGTCTCCGGACGAAAAGTCATTTTTAATCATCATTTTTCTGAAATCAATACCATCATGCCCTACAAAATATTTTGCTTTATTATAAGTGTCCTCTTTAGCGGACAGCAGATATGCTGCTGTGCCGTATTCAATGTCTACATTCTGACTTGACTCATTGATTTTTTGCGTCTGCTTGAGCAGCGCAATCATTCTGCTTGGATGCTGCTTGTCTGTGAATATTATCGCTTTCATTATTTCCTCCTGTTCTTATATACCGAGCTCACGTATGAACACCAGCAGGGCGTTCGTGAGCAGCAAGACGGTAATTAGCTTTAGTTCAATTTCATATTCCTTCAACTTGTGCCAAAGTCGTTTAGTTCTCATCTTTTATTTCCTTTAATCCTTTGAAGTCTATTACATACACCGGAAATGACCCGGGCTCGTTTTGACCAACAAACGTGTAGCATCCATCCGGCCATTCGGAAGATACACCGAAACGAAAGGCGCAATGTGATTCAATGACATCATTCACGGTAGGTTCCCGCAATTTAGTCCCCCACTGCTGTGAAAAACGATGCGCATATTCCCGTGTACATAATTCAACAGTCTGTTCAGGGGTATACTTCTTTGCGTGAGCAACAAACATTTCATCACGTCCGCCATCGTAACCAAAACCCATAAAATCAAATCTACTCATAGCTTCAACTGCACCTCCATTTTTTTCCTGTACGCAAGCCAGCCAAGCATATTTAATCCGTATCTCCCCATCGGATCCGGAACAGTCGGCGGCATAGTCAATCCGTACAAATCAGGGTCTCTGTCCTCAAAATAATCCTCTGCATCCATCGACAACTCCCAGTGACCCCAATCAGGATGCGCCACAATCCATATCGGCTCCCCATTCATCTGCCGCAGCTCATCCAAAGTAAGTGGTGGGTTTTCGTCTGCTGCTCTACCAACCCAATCATAAATATCCTGTGCCAACGCCTTTTTTTCCGTGGCTGCTGCATATGCCCGGAGTGCTGCCACTGCCGCAGGGTCTTTTTCAGGTCTTAGAATAAAACAGTCACTAAGTGGAATTGTTTCATTAGTTTTAAAAACAACATATTTTTCATATAAACCTTTTTCATTTTCAGTCATTCTTCATCACCCCTATATCTAAATAAATTTACTTCCGCCGAACATATCAAGTTGTTCAGGATCTCCACGTAATGCTTTTAAAATGTCTGTTCTTGGTGTAAGCCTGTCAAATGCGCATGGTCTGTTATCAAGTAAAAAATCACTTTCGAGTAAATTAAGTTTTACGTCGTTACACATGGCGCATGCTAATGTCTTCATTTCTTTTGCCATACCGTACTCCATTAGTTTCCGCCACTTTGTCGGATAGTATTTGCGTAAAATCTCAATGTTGTTTCCTTCATAGGCAAGTCCTGTACCACATGTGTAACAACCATTACGCTCAAACAATTTGTTTCCGTCATCATCTGTCAGGTCGTATAGTGGTGCATATTGGCAGTTTCTGCTATTTATGTACTCCCATATATCTGTATCGTTGAATACAGATAGCGGAGAAGAATATATGTACCTGTCTTTTGCTTTGTACAAGAAACCATAATCAAGGAACGTAAATGTGCGGCGGCGGCTTTCACTTGCCAACAGTCCTCTAAATAATGTGTCACACCCGAGTTTCTTTTGTAATACTTGTGAGGGTTTTTCTTTTATAAAGTTACAGCAGGAGTGCGATATCCTCATATCTGGAAACTCACGTATCATTTCATAATATTCTTTATTTCCATCTGACTGCTCTGAGCTGTATTTGAGAAACACATTGATGTTGATTCGCGGAGCATCTAATTTTGTTGCATCCTTGCCGAGTATCGGAAATCCGTATTGTTCAGCAATGAACCAAAAACTAACTTGTGTTCCTGCCTCCCAAACTAATTTGCGATTTCTAAAATCGTCCCACATTTCAGGCGTAACTGCTTCGTTGAGTTTATCTGTGGACAATAATCGCCCTTTTTTATTGAGGTATCGCTGAACGTCCCCTTCAGCTTCTATTTTCGCCCATACTTCTTTTTGTGCTTCGTACTTTAATCGTGGCACCTTTATTCTTTCAAGTTTTGTTTCGTGGAAATTATCTCCGCCCCACTCTTTGCCTAATTGCCGGGCAAACATAAGTGATTCTTTGTATTCCACTCCGGTGTTGCCGAATATAACAATCATATCCTTTGCTTCTTCTGGGCAAGTTTCACGAATTAAATGCCATAGTGCTGTACTGTCTTTGCCGCCCGAGAATGCAAGAGCAATTTTCTTACCTTTCTTAAATGTTTTGCGGATTATGTTTTTTGCAATATTTACTTTGTATTCAAGTGGTAAGGCTTGCATCTTTTGAAGCTGTGCGTATGTGTATACTTGCTTTTTATTCTTTGCCACGGTCACTGACTCCTAATTACCTGTATTTATAATTGGTGCTGCTGATCCGCTTACAGTAGTTGTTATCCATCCATGTTTTAACCTTGCCTGCATTTCCATTCTCTGTATTACAAGCGGAGTAGTGGACTCTGCCATTTTTCTGTTAACCTCAGCTTCTGCTTCTGCCTCAATTTTTCTTGTTTCGGCTCTAATTACAGCTGCTTCTTTTTCTGCTTTGGCTGTAACAACCGCCTTTTGCGCTTCTATCTCTGCCTTTTGCCTTTCCTGCTCTGCTGTTTCCACTGCCTTTTTAGCGATAGCCTCCGCCTGTATGGCTTGTTCAATTGCTGCTCCTGCATCTGTGTCTGTAAAGTTTATTGAGACAAAAGCTATTCCGTTTTCTGCAAGTCTGTTTTTTAATTCAATTTCAATGCCTTTATATAGCTCATTTCTATATTCGCCGAGTACGTCTATTACGTTGTATTGTGTAGAAACTGTTTCAATGCTTCTCTGAACAGTCGGAGCTATAAGGTTGTTTGATACATTGTCAAGGTTTCTGTACTGCCTGAACACCTGGAAGGCCGTATCCTTGTCCACTTTATATTTAACGTCAACCATCATAGTTATGTACTGAGCATCTTTTGTCTGACCTGTTATGTTTTCTAAGGCTTTTGACTGCACCTCTGTATTTATCTTATATACCTTATCGAATATGCCCTTTCTTCTAAAGCCCTCACTTACTGTCTCCTCCTTAACCCCGGTGAACGGACTGTATAGTATACCAACATGGTTTGCTGGCACTCTTGTGAACAGGTTGAAGGCTATTAATATCAAAGGCAATATTGCCAGTAATTGTTTTTTATTTAGTTTAAATACCACTACTGGTCTGTACATTCCTTCTTTATGTACCTCTGTAAATCCTAAGAATATAAATGCTGCTATTGCTAAAATTATGCTTATTATTGTTAATATCATTTTGTTTCCTCCTATTGGTTTGATTGATTTTTATTATCTAATACATATACCTTGGCAGCATGCCTGCCGTTGGCTCTTGCCACTTCTACGCTTTCAACATAAATATCTATGCTGTTTCCTTTTATAAGGCTTCCTGTATCTTCTACGGTCCGGATGCCTATGCCTTCAATCCATACTTGGGTGCCCGCCGGCAGGATGTCCCAATCTGCCGCAATGGTCCTACCTTCGGCAACGGTTGTCCCACCTCTCGTTATTCCGTACTCCGGATGATCTGCTGTCTTGCCTGTTGACTCCGGACCTGCTGTATAGTATGTAATTGTAAATTCACCGGCATATACACCGTGCTGCACTGCTTTGAGCTGTTCGTCCTTGTCCTCTGCTATTCGTTTCATGAGTGCCAAGTTTAATTTTGTTTTGTCATGATTCAGTCTTTCTGTGATGTACCGCGTTTCTACTGTTGCCAGTCTGTCACGGTATGCAATTACTTCCTGCTCATACATACGGTCTGTTTGAAATGTTGTGTATATGAGTATAGCCTGCAGAAAGATGATAGCTGTTAATAACAGTTTATTTTTCAACTTTTCCTCCTTATCCTGCATTGTACAAAGGTATTATTTTTGATGTTTCGGCAAGTATTCTGCTGATAATTCCCTTCAATTCTTCGTTTTCTTCTCTAAGTGCTGCATTTTCTTTTTCCAATCGCCTCCTCTCAAGTGGTGAAAATTTTTCGAGCTTAACTCCTTCGAGCTCCAAAATGTGTTGCTCCGTGAATCTGATGCCAGGTACGTTCTTGCATGGTGTAAGAATCCCTGTTTTTCTATGTTTTTCGATTGTTCTGACCTCTACCTGCCAACGCTCGGCAAGATCCTGTTGAGTTAACAGACGTGACATTTTACCGCCTCCATTCTTTATGCTTTTTTGTATTCCTCCCGGAACAGTCGTGCCTCTTCATGTGTGTTGAATACATCTATCCAGATATCGCATGTACGAGTTTCTTCTTTTCTGCTTTCTTCCTCTTCCTCTGCCAGCCTTAATTTTGTTATTATCTTTCCGTTATTAAATATTCTTGCTTCTACTGCATATTTCATTTATAAAACCTCCTTGGTTTATTTTTACAATTTTCTGCTTCTGTGTTATAATCTCCTTATCAGAACTGCCATTCTGAAATATTTTGAAAGGAGATGTTTTTATGTTTAAAGCAAAACTAACTTTTTCTAATAATTCATCGCTTGTTATAGAAGATGGACAAATTCTGTACCCAATTTACAAAACGCGGCATAATGGTGAAGAATTCACTACTCAGACAAACTTTGAAGTTTACCATCACGCAAGTGCTGGTCTTGTACCATCTTTGACCGAATTACTATGTAAGTATGATTTTTTCCAATTGTCAGAAAATGCTGATATGGTTTATAAATCTTCAGCTGTGGTATCTATTGAAAATTTATAACCTACATTAAGTGGTTTGCTACTGGCAAATCGCTTTTTTCTTTTTCTAATAATTGATATATTGAATTTATCAATGTGCTGAATTTTTCTCTGTCCTCTTGTTTATAAGTTATATTTCTTTGTAAGGTTCGTAATTTATTTTCTAAATCACTATAAGTAGAGCAATCTTTTTTTAGCTCATTTAAAATGTTCATAGCAACCCGATTCTTTGATGTTTCATAGTTTTTAAGTTCTTGTAATATTCTCTCTTCCACTTCCTCACCTCCTTAGTTTTTATAAATATGCTCTGCTCTTGTTTCACTTTCATGTTTATTTGCTGAACAGTTTGGACTTTTAAATAACACATCTTTGGGCACATCAGGAAAATATATTTCTTGTATTAAACAAACCTGCTCCCAAGTGAAAGGGGTTAAGCCTGCAATTTTATTATTTAGTGCCCTCGGTGTTATATTGAGTTTTTTTGCTATCGCATTTTTCTTTAAGCCTTTTTCAAATATCTTAGTTGCTAAAGTCCTATACTTTATAGGCATGTACTCACCTTCTTTTTTCTTAGTTTTATTCCATCAATGGAATTTATGATTTCATTTTAAGTCCATTAATGGAATTTGTCAATACCTTTTTTATATTTTTTATTCCACTGTTGGAATTTTATTTATTGACATGGAATATTTATTCTGCTATACTTTTGGTATATTAATAAGGAGTGTATAAAGATGGGACTTGAAAAAATTAACGAATATAGGAAAAAAAGAGGTCTAAGTATAGAAGAACTCTCAGAAAAATCCGGAGTTCCAATTGGTACATTAAGCAAAATAAATGCAGGAATTACTAAGAATCCAAACTTGGAAACTGTTAAAGCAATCGCGTATGCTTTAGGAATAACATTGGATGATCTCGATGATGAGCCAAGAAGTAAGGCTATAAAACTCTCCTCAAAAGAAATTGAGCTGTTATATAACTTTAATAGTTTGAATGAAATTGGACAAAATGAAGCTACAAAGCGAATAGAAGAACTTACATATATAGATAAGTATATTAAAAAATCAAAGATTACTGAGATGCCAAAGAAAGAAGACATTCCGGAACACTTAATATTAAAGGCAGCACATAGACTGCCAAACGCTACCGAAGAAGATTTACAGCATGATGAGGATATAATGAACGATCCTGATTTCTAAGATATTTCAGAGGTACAAGCTATGACATATGAGGAATTATTGCTTGAAGCAGAATATAATCATTTAATCGTAAAAGAAAAGCCGCTTAAAGGAAACGGCGGCAGAATAAATGGCAATAGGATAGCTATAAAAAAGGATATGACAACAGCCGAAAAAACTTGCGCTTTATCTGAAGAAATAGGACACCACCATACAAATACCGGAAACATACTTGATTTAGAAGACATAAGAAATGCAAAGCAAGAGTTGCAGGCACGAATGTGGGCTTATAATAAGCAAGTCGGACTTATAGGAATAGTACAAGCTTTTGAGGACAGATGCCGTGATTTGCATGAAATGGCTGAGTATCTGAATGTAACGGAATCGTTTTTATTAGATGCATTGGAATGCTACAGACGTAAATATGGCATATTTACCAAGTTAGACAATTACATAATATATTTTTCTCCTAACCTATACGTAGTTAAATTATTTGAATAAAAATAATAACATGAAATAAGAGGTTTAACTTGAAAAAATTAAAGCGTTGGCAATTTATTTTATTAATTATTTTTTATCCGGCAGGGATTTTATATTTTATATTTTGGGTGTTAACCAAAAGCAAGTTGAAAAACTCCGGTTCATTTAATCCGTTTTCTAATACTGAAGAATTTACATTTAATGTTGCCGGTGTTACTTTCAAAAGCGGAAGATATTTAAGACAGACAATGTTAGAAAAAATAAAGTATGGTAAGCATCCGTTTAACGGCAAACTGGTATATAAACTGGAGGGTTACGATTACAAAGACGAACAAGCTATTGGTGTTTGGGTAAATGATTGGATGATTGGAAATGTGCCTCGTGACTTAGTTGATTTTCTAATAGAACACTATAGCAATATTTTAACTATAAAAAGTATAGAAGTAGTAGGCGGAGGAACTGATTTTAGAACAGGGGAAAATTATACATACGGAGCAAGAGTAACGCTTTTAATGAAGAATCAATAGATTATATAATAAAATAGCACTCAGTACTGCAATACCAAGTGCTATCAAGATACTTGCCACAAAGGACAAATACTTTACACAAAAATATTATACTGTATAATCCTTTGAGCTTGCAAGGATTATTTTTTATACTCAAAATCAAAGGAGGATTGAAATGGACTATAATATTACTTACCGAAAAAAGGACAAGGGTATACAGGCTATAGTAAGCTATAAAACCCGTCTTGGGGAATGGAAGCAAAAGAGCAAGCAGGGTTTCAAGACAAAAGGAGATGCTAAGACATGGGCGCAGGACACAATAGATGATTTGAAAGAAAATGCCGATTTTGAGTTTAACGATGAGTTATCTGAATTGACTTTCGATGAGCTGCTCAGTGTCTATATCAAACATGCAGAGCTGTATAAGGAATCTAATACATTAAAAAGCTATTCCTCTGCATATACACATTTTAAAAGTATCGAATCTATGAACGTTAAGGATATTGACTCTCTTCAGCTGCAGGAATGCATTGATGATATGGTAAGAATGAAGCTTGCCAGTGATACTGTATCGAGCTATACTGCAAAAATAAGGGTTGTTTTAAATTATGCTGTTTCTCCGCTGAAAATAATAAAGTGGAATCCTCTGTCAGATGCTGTGCTGCCGACTAAAGTCAGTCAGAAGAAGGCAGATGTTAAAGCGTTAAATAAATTTGAACGTGATGATCTCCTGAGAAAAATAACTTATAAAAAGCATTATTTGCTTTCATTGATTGCTGTTACATGCGGATTGCGCCTTGGTGAAATTTTAGGGCTCACATGGGACAACATAGATGAAAAGAACTCCACTATTACTATAAATAAGCAATGGAAGATAATAAAGAATTCTCCGCTCACTCACGGCTTTGGGAAGCTTAAAAGCAAGAACTCTGACAGAACCATTCCTATACCGCCGAACACACTTAAAGAACTCAAACAATATAAAAAAAATAACCCCATTGATTTCAGCAACAGGGTCTTTCCTTATGCACGGACCGATTCCATAAGCACCGGTCTGCGCTCTTTATATGAAAGATTAGGATACGATATTTCTATTCATGTTTTACGACATACTTATGCATCCGCATTAATAGCATCCGGTCTTGATTTTAAAACCGTAGCCGAACTGATGGGGCACACGGTTAAGGAAACAATAGAAACTTACTCCCATTTTACAAGCGATATGATGGAGCGAGCCACTAATGTTGTAAACAGTATATTTTAAAATTTTTGACGAATTTTTGACGACAGCACACTCAACATTGAAATTTCAATGTAAATAACACTAATGTATTATTCACCTCCCTTATCGAAATGATTTATATTAAAATGCATTATATACGACTTAAATTGAAATTACAACTCAAATTTAATTTAAAAAAATATTTTATGCGAACTGATTATGATTAAATGTTTAATGATTTTTGACGAATTTTTGACGGAAAAGGCAGTCTATATTTTATGACTGCCTTTTGTAGTCAAGCTATCATATAAGTATTATATGCATATTGCAATTGCTTATAATCAACCTTGGCATATATCTGAGTAGTATTTATTTGCTCATGACCAAGTAGCTGCTGTATAACGGTAATATCCATGCCGCGATTCAGCGCATGCATAGCCATGGTGTGCCTCAGTACGTGTGGCGATATGCTTTTATTTATATTTGTTCTTTCTGCAATCTTCTCAACAGCCTTCTCAATTCCTGACTTTGTAAGTTTATTATACGGCTTACGTATCCCTATGAAGAGCGCGTCACTTGCAACAGCTCTGCTCTTTATATATTCCTGAAGATATAATTTGCATTTTACAGAAAAGAATACTATTCTATATTTATCTCCTTTTCCATGAACAATCAGGCTGCTATCATTCCAATTGATGTCGCTTATTTTAGCCTCTACAGCTTCCGATACTCTTGCGCCAGTAGAATATAAAAATTCGATTAAAGATTTTTCACGAATATCTACGCATGAGTTTCTCAATATTTCTAATTCTTCTGCAGTTAAATGCTCTCTAAGATTTTTAGCATCGACTTTGATGTTTTTAAGACGCACTGTAGCATCCTTTGCAATAATCTCTTCTTTGTACAGTGTTCCAAAGAAGGACCTCAGTATTGCAAGTTTATTGTTAATAGTAGTTTTTTGATATGTTTTTTCTGATTGAATAAGCGCAAAATATCGCCGAATGTCGTTAACTTCAATTTGTGCTACAGGCTTATTGCAGTAACGGCCAAACATGGTAAGTTCATCTAAATACGAGCGAATTGATGTTTCCGCAAGTCCCTCGAGCCTCTTGATTCCTAAAAAGAAAGTAATTTTTTCAGGCAGATCCGAGGACATAAGGCCTGTTTCATTACTTAGTATTGTGTAATTACTTAAATGCTTCTCCAATATAAACTTGACATCCATGTTATCAATGTCATATTTCTCTTGGAGTTCTGATAATATCTTTATTATTATCAGTTCCTTGTAATCTTCCATATGAACACCCCGCATGTGTTATTTGTATTTTCCCGCAGATAGTAAAAGAGCAGGCTCGTGTCTGCGGGGACACTTTTAATCGGCTCATGACTTCCGATTTTGCCTACTCTTATTATAGTATAATTTACAATAATTGTAAAGTCAAATAGAACATACTTTCGTTTTTTGCAAACAAAAAACACCCGGGCATTTGCCCGGGTAACTATTTATTCTGTATTCTTTCTGCTATAATCAAGCATCTTATCATATCCTCGGTAAAGTCAAGTGTCCCGTCAGAATTTCCTTTTATATATCCAGCATCAACCCACCTTTTAATGTACCCTTGGTAAAACTCTGGCATTTCATAAATATTCTTATATCTCTTTACTCCCTCCGGCATAACCTTAACCTCCAGTTCTTTCTTTATGTCTGCAATAAATTTATCCCAGTGAGGCAATATAAGCCTTGGGCAGTATTTACCACTCCAGTGGCGGTGTGGCACAACCTTGTCAATATTTATTCCTGTGGCCCTTATTAACTGAGCGATAAATTTTATTACTGTTTCTTCTGCTCCGTT